AAATAACAGTTTGTAGGGGAGTTCTGATACTCCCCTATAAAAATGGCTATTTATCAACTGTTTGTTGTGACATAGCCATGATAAATAATCCTTGACATACTGGTAATTTTATGACAAGAATGGGGCATCAAATGCGGTGTCCCATTCTTGCTTTCCCGCGAGCAAACCAAAACAAACCTTTATGCAGGTGTGAAAATTCTTGGTCCTGACCCTGCCATGACCGCGTAAGACCCCAAAACAAAATCTTCCAAAGAGAACTAGGCGTTGCAAATTAAACCAAATTTAATTTACAAATGGCTACTTCTCCTAACGATATTCAGGCCCAAGAATTGAAGCTGGTCACGATGACCAACCTTCTTAACGCCAACATGTTCAGCACCTTTGCTCGTACTTCTCCGTGGAACTCCCAGATGATTATGACGGGAGAATGGACTGACGGTGTTGGTGATTCCGGGCGCATCGCAACCTTCGGTGCTACGGACCCCCGTGCCGAATGGATGAACATTAACCTCGCTTCCACCTCCAACCAGATTCCGATTACGGTAAATGATACTGGGGCTACGGAATACTCCTACAGCCGCTTCATCACGAGGCTTTCCTCCCAGAAACTGGACGTACTCCGTATGCGTCAGTCTTGGCAGGCTAAGCAACAGGCCGAGAATGCGGTGAAGCAGTTGGTCCGTGCCGTCGGTAATACTTGGTCTCGCTTCTATCGTCAGAGCTACATCAACATCGCCAGCTACAAACTCATCCCCACGAAGGCGGGTGTTGTTGGTCTCGATGTCGTGAGCAACGATATTAACTCCATGCCGGAAGTTAAGCCCGAAGCCGCTCTGAACGACGACCTGATGAACCAAGCTTGGCAGTTGCTCATCAATGAAGGTGCTGGCGAATCTGCCGCTCTGATGGACCAAGGTTCCCCTGTCTTCTTGGCTTACACCTCGAAGGACACCGTGGACTTCATCCTGCGTCACAACGAAGTTATCCGCAAGGACTGGAACTTCGCAGAGGCCGCGGAAGGCAAGGATGCTACCCTCCTGCGTCAGCTGGGCGTGAAGTGGACGTACAAGGGCTTTACCTACATCGTGGACAACATGAACCCCCGCTACACCTTCGACGACAACCAGCCGACTGGTAAGAAGTGGGTGGAAGTTCCCCAGTATATCAAGGTGGAAACGACTGTTGGCAACCGCTATGTGCCGAACCCCGCGTACATGAACGCCCCCTACGAAGATACGATTATCTTTGTGAAGGACGTGTACAAGTCCCTCGTTCCTCGTCCGGTGTCTGCCTACGGTCAGGCCAAGTGGGACCCCGTGACTTACGCTGGTGAGCTGGTTTGGGTGAACAACAAGGACAACGGTGATAACTACATGGGTACGCAGGGCATGTTCATCGCGACGCTTTCTGCCGCTCCGATGCCTGTCTTCCCGCGTCACGGTGTAGTCATCCGACACATTCGCGCGACCGCTGGCCGCGAACTCGTTGGTGCTGACGGTAAGCCCGTTGGCTCTCTGGTAAGCACCCCCGCGGCAGTGCCGGGCCTCTAAGCCTAAACCTATAACTCTTAAACCGAGGCGGGCGGGATGAACCCGCTCGCCTCAATTTTTATCTGCATGAAGATTACGTATGACCCTGAAAAATTTGGAGACCTTAAACCGGGGGATGATGTTCAGCTCATGGGAGTTGGCGTTGTTTCAGATGACGGCAAATCTATTGAGATTGTTTCTATCGAGGACCAAGAAATAGGTGACGATGATAGTGACGAGGACGAGACCGAAGAAGAAACCGAATCTCCCAAACAGGAAACCGAAACCGAAGAAGCCGAAGAACTGGCAGAAGGAGCCGACATTGGTTCTATTATCGCCTCTGGCTTTGGAGCATAACCTTTTAACTAAAACTCTTAACGAAGAATTATGGCAATAGAAAATCTTCCCATCCCCGCAGAGAATGCAACTATCGCTCGCGGGCAAATCTATCAGCTTACCGGACTGACCGAGGCTACTCGGTATAAGTTCATTGTCACGTCTACCAAGTGCCCGCATGTGGTCATCGCGAAAGATGAAGCGTTGGAGCAGGTGGAAGCCGAAGGGTATCTTTCTGGCCGTGCTTTCTACTTCGTGACGGAAGGTGGTCAGACTAGCGCTTACCTCCGCATCGATGCCCTTGAAGGCGCGGAGATTACCCTGACTATGAAGGCCGACCAAATTCCGGCCCCCGAAGAAGCAACTCTTCCCGCAGACTTATCACCTGACAAGTGGTATAGTATCGGTGATTTAGTCGCAAATACGGGATATGAATTGAAAGTAAGTGCGGAAGTCCCTGTAACCGTATTTGTCAAGACGGGAGATACCATTGCAGACGCAATAGAAGAACCTCCGTTTGTAACTGCCGCAGGGACCACTCGTTTCACTTCCACTGGCACGAAAGCGTGGGTGTACGTAGATGGAGCAGTAAAGGCTAACGTTGACATCGTAGCCGCGCAGGGGATTGAGGGTCTTACCGCTCCCCAGCTTACGACCCTTTCGGACACCGTTTCCGACGTAGCTCTTGTAGGTCCTACCCCTGCCGGATATTACCGCGTGGACTTCGTGACCGAAGCCGCCGCATCTGAATTCCAATACGATGGCAACATCACTATCCAGAACCAGAACGTAGTCCTTACCAACGTAGTTGGGGAAGCAGGGGCGCAAGGTCTTCTTCCTCTCGAGGCCGCGCAGGGTATTGTGACTGGTAAGAACCTTCGAGGAACTCTTATCTTTTCACAGGGGACGGCTCTTGGTGCGGGACAGCGAGCCGCCGTTGCCTCGTTCCAGATTCCTACGGGCGGTGATGCCGGGACCTTTAAGGGGACTGCGGTGATTACCTTCGTTGGAAATATCGCATAACCAACAATTAAACCTTGACGGGGCTGAACTCATGAGCTAAACTTTTATGGGTTCAGCCCCAAATTTTTACTATCATGGCACGTAAACGTTCTTCTAAAATCAATATTGAAAACTACGTCGACGGTTCTCCTATTACGCCGGGCGTAACCTATAAGCTGGGCGATGCCGACACGCACACCGCGTGGCTCCTTGCTTCCAGTTCTCCCTGTCTCTTCAAGCTTTCCGCTACTGCTCCTACTGACGAACTGTGGTCCAACATTGCGCCGGAACAGTTCATCATCAATGGTTCGGTCGCGGGACAGGTGATTGAGATTGCATCTCCCAACGGTAAGTACTTCGTCGTCCCCACTAACGCGCAGGACAAGAACGCCTCCGTCGAAAGTGCACACGCGACGATTGCGCTTCGCCCGCTGGGGTTCGACTACGACCAAGAGTATGAAGCCCTCCCGCTGGACGGTGATGGCCCTGTCTCCGGGGGTTTCTATAAAATCTCCAATCTTGAAAGCGGTAAGCTCTACTCTATCAATGTGCATCCTGACTTGGGCGGCTTGATGGAAACGAAGCCTAATCCGGAATTCAGCTATGCGCTCTTTAGCGTAGGAGCCGACAACAATCCTAAGGCATTCCTCGCTGGCGGTAAGACTACTGACCAGCTGGTCTTTGTGGCAACTGAAACTTCCGCAATTCTTTCTCTCGGCAGTACGATTGAAGAAGCGGGCTACTTTGTCTCCATCAGAAATTTTAGTTTAGGCTCCGGTGAGGGTGGCGGTTCTGGCACTGGCTTTGACCCAGCTAGTGACCAGACAATCTCCGGGGCATGGAGTTTCACCAACACGGCGGGATTGGTTCTCGGAAACGAAGTTCCTTTAGTTCTCGGACAAGGGGATGACGCGGTGAAAATCCACGGGGACGGTAATGGAGCCGCAGTCATTGAGGGGACGGACGCTTCCCACATGGACGTTGCGATTCCTGTCAAGTTCCAAAACCCCACCACTTTTGATGACGGCATTAGCTTCGTTGCCACCACTGGCGAGAAGATGAAGTGCATCCTCTTCGGCAAGGAGAGCGGTCCTACGCGAGTCATACTTTACGAAGAATCCAACGGTTTCCTCTCCATAACTGACCCCAATAACGTCAACAATAAGACATTGACCATCGATGGGAATGGGGACTTGTGGGTCTACAAAAATGAAAACCATAACGGGGTAGTTACGTTCAACTCCCAAACCCGTATGCACGGCACTATTGACGTGGGCGGGGTTATGACGTTCCGCAAAACTCCCAATGCCAACGCCGGGATTAACATCCCGCTGGCCGTGGGGGCGGCAACGGATACGTCAGCGGTCAATCGCCTGTACGCCGCGGGTATGGCCGGCGTGACGGGCATCCTGACCTCTAATGCTTTCCTCAATACGGATGCCATTACCGCGTCAGGATCTTCGACGGTGACCAAGACGGTTCCCTACCATTTGGCTGGCATTAAGATCCCCAAGGGTACTCATTCGACCATTCAGGCGAAATTTGAGGTGAGCAATCCTCAATGGAATTATTCCAGTTTCGCCGGGTTCTCTTTCCTTTGGCGCGCTACCAATGCCGCAAAGTTGTCTTTTGGTATCGGCCGCGGCACGAAGACGGTTCGTCCCGACCTTTCCATAGATTCTTACAGTATTATCCCGGCAAACGGTTTGGCTTATAATCACGGCGAAATTCTGGATATTACTTTTGATAACGTGAGAAATACGGAACGCAACGGTTATACGGTGCGGGTGCGTGAGATTTTTGCGCTTAATAATACGGATAGCTGGCAGGTTAAGACTACAACCAGCTTTATTCCGGCCAGTCAGAATGAGCCTGTTCCGTGGACAGTCTGCAAGGTTGTCTACCAGCAGAAATCTGTCGCCAGTATTGCCAGGTATGAAGATACGGGCGCGCTCTGGCTCATGCTCACCGGAGGTCAGGGGTATAATCTGTATCAGATTGCCACATGCCGGGGCGTCTCCAATTTTGAGACCGGCGTCGGCATTTCCAGTTGGGTGACTGATGTTGTGAATAATGCGGGTGGCGACGTTTCTGTTTATGCGGGAATCGGAGAGTACACTTATTACCAGCCGGGAGGCACGAACCCGGTCTTTTACGGACTGGAAGCAATGGCCGTCGATGCCATTGAATCCGAGGAAGCCACGGATTTTGTGGATATTAACAACCCCATTGAACAGGCATGAACAACGCAGAAATACAAATTCAATTCCCACAGCCCGGCGACTGGACCAAGCTCATTATGAGTGTAATCTACGCGGACGCACTGGGCTTTACGCACCTTGACCAGTACAGTGAGACCACGTTGCCGCAGGAGCAGATACCTGCCCTCGCGGAGGCTATCGAGGCCATTGCCGCTCTTGACGAACAGTGGCAAGCGTGCCAAGTTTGGGCACGATTAGGAAAGGTTCTTTCCCCTTCCAGCCCGACGGACAAGGTGTCCGCAGTCCTTCTGACTGTCGAGGCTACCGGGGATTCCGGGGGTACAAAAATATTTACCCCTGACCAATATCCCCAGTTCGTACTCACCGATAGTGGTACACTATCCTTCTTTAACTTCTTCACAAAAGGATGATAATCATGAGCTTACTCGAACTTCTTGACTTACTTGGCTGGAAGCGCAAGTAGCACATCGCCCCGGAGGCTAACCCCCTCCGGGGATTTTTATTAAAATAATTTCTTGACAAATAATAAAATTATTATATGGTGGTGGCATGTCCAAGACATCAAACACCAAACAGATAACCAAGATTGTTATTGACGAGGCCAATGGCTTGACACACGTTTATATGTCAGACCTTAGCCCGAAAATAGTTAAAGCCAATACCACGGCCCCAACGAACATTCCTACCAAGAGCGAATTCTCTTTTCGTGATGAATCCGAAGAATCGTCAGCAGTAGTTGAGAAGGCCTTTGATGAGGCATTCCCAGAGGAAGAACATCCCCCACTGTTCTGTCCTATCTGCGGTGGTCTGCTGGAAGAAAGACGGAAGGGTAACTACGAGTTCATTCAATGTGTGAGTTGCTCACTGGCCGTGCAAGGATGTGATAACGATGACCCGGAGACAGCGTATGAAGAGGCATGGAATAATGCTCGATTCTTCATTGACCATTGTCCTCCGCTTCTGCGTCTTCAACCCGGTGCTGAAATCCAGTACTACGACGGCATGTTCCATAGGCATACCGGAATCGTTGCAGGAAGAACCCGCGTCTCCATGCGCATCCTGTTGGAGGATGGGCGAAGCATTGAACCCGGCAGGATAGTTGAATGGCCGTGGGGAATGGAGCAAGCCGAGTAACCATGAAGGAGAATAACCATGAATACATTGCATCTATCAACCACACAATACTTCGCGCTTGCGGCCCTTTTCGCGCTTGCGGGTGTAGCTCTCCGCGGCTTAGGAGGTACTGCCCTCACCGAGATGGCCAAGAGGCTGAAAGCTCACTTGAAGCTCATTGGCATTGAGACCAATAGCTACCGGACGAGAGGAAGCGAGTATACCCTATATGAGCGCAAGGAAATGGATAACATATATAGCCATATCTTCAATACCTCGGTTCAGTGGGTTATCTTTGGGCTAATCGGACTAAATGTAAGTATCATTGCCGAGTGCCTCTTCACTCTTCCCGCACCTCCGCTTTATGTCCTCTCTCTTATCTCCGCATGGATTGCCGCATGGTATCTCTTTATTGTGGTATCTAACTACATAACCACGGGGGTTTTCATGTGGATGACCCGCTATCGACTTTATCGTCAATACCCAAACATCAAATTCTAACCATGAAGAATCAAGTTAAACTCGGAATGATTGTCCGCGTCGACGGCGGCCCTTGCGGTCGCGTCGTGGAAATCGACAACGAACGTTCTTCCTACCCGTACAAGGTACGCTATTCGGGAGGATTAGCGGAGTGGGCCTCTGCTAACCAGATGGAAGAAATTCTAGATGCGCCAGAAGAATCTGTCCGCGCTGGTTGCACTAACGCCGCCAAACCCCGGCGACCGTTCAAGAGAGGGGATAGGGTACAATTCGTTCCTCGTGGCTGGGTAAGCTACGATGATGAGCCTACGCCCTATCAGGAGTACGCGGTTTACGACGATGAAGACAGTGACGGCTGGGTAGCTATCGATGGAGTGACCACTAACTACTTCAACACCGTTATGTTCTTTGACCTTAAACTAATCGATTAACCTCCATGATTGCCTACCTCTTATTCATTATCTTCATCGTATGTCCCATGAGCATCGCCGCTCTCGGAATGGTCCTCGCGTATTACGCTGGGCTAAGGGCAGGTATGAAGCAGAAGGAGGAAGGAGTATGACACTCTTCCTCAATTTAATCCTTGCATTCTGTATCATAACGAGTACATCTATCCTCGTAAGAATTCTATTCTTATTCCTACTAAATCCCAGCAAATACATTCACCATGACCACAACGATATTTGTTGATATTACTGACATCCTCGCATGGGGTGCTATTGCTCTGTGCGCCCTCACCCTATTCACCCTGTGGGTAATCGAAACCATTAAGAAGCATATCAAAAGAAAATGAACGACGAACCAAATTGTTGGACCTGCGCATACCGTGACCTCCCCGAAACCGCGGAACCCTGCGCCAGTTGTGACATGTACTTTAGCCACTTTGAATCCACGGAATCCACGGAATCCACGGACACCGCGGCAAGCGAGGATGCACGGAGGGAAGCCAAGATGGCTGGTCCTACCTGTCTGACATGTAAACATAAGGGGGTATCTATCCTAGAGGAACCCTGCATCTCCTGCAACGGCTATCGGAATTATACCCCGGATGAATCTGCGCCATGTGCCGAAGGTACGGACGAGAACGATGATGTCATCGAACCGTGCAATACTTGCACTCACCGGGATAACCTCCGTTGCAATCCTCCATGCTCTCATTGCCGACAGGAGCGGGGAATTGAGTACCCGGAATATGAAGAGGATAAAGGGGATGAAGAGGATGTCCCCTCCCCCTGCTCCACATGCAAGTATGGGGACTTGCCCGGAACCGTGGGACCCTGTGCTTCCTGTTTCGACGAGGGGCTGGACCATCCATTGAACTACGAGGAAGCCACGGAATCCGGAATCAAAGGAATCGTGCCACAGCATATTGTTGATATGTTTACCGAAAGATTGAAGCAAGCGGCACTCCGGTTCGTGAACGAACGCAATGCCCATCCTCGACCCTGCCCGTACTGTGGAGAAATCCCGGAGGTCGTGGAGGAAACCATCTACCCCGGAGAGAAACATTGCTATGTTGTCTGCAACGGGGCCAAGCACCTTCCCCATAGCATCAGCGTTCATGGTCGCTTCCGTGAAGAAGCGGTAGCCCACTGGAATAGCTTCGCAATAGATATAATCAGCCAAAGAAAATGAACAACCACTGGATAACCATTAGCGGGGGAGGATTCGTCCTCCCCATTAACTCCATACTAATCGCGGAGGGAGACCTCGCCGCATAACATTTCATCTCATGAACCTTCCATACATTGGACAAATCAAAGGGCTTCGCCAATATCTTATTGACGAGCGCATTCTCTCTCCTATCGAAGTTGGTCTAGCCTCCGACACAGAGCTACTCGACACAATCATTAAACGAGGATATTCCTTCGTCGTACCCTACAATGGTAGCTATACGACTGGGGATGAAATCCTTCTAATCCCTAATGACGCATTGAACCATGCAGTCAAATTCTCACGCTAAACGTATGTACACACTAATCGGATTCCTTCTCGGTATTCTCTTTTACTACATCATCGAGAACAATAACGACAACGACTTTACCCCTGCATGAAGAAGAACAGTAGAGGACTAATCGTCCATCCCGGATTGAAACATTCACGGAGGCCACGGCATAGTACTCCCCCGGTAAAGAACGTGCCACGGGGCTACATTGCCACTGGGGAGATTGCCGATAAAATCGGGAGAAGCTCCGTATGGGTAATTCACGCCCTGAACCGATTGAAGGTCAAACACGTTCGTTGTGGGCATACCATGTACTGGGAAGGGGAAGGAGCCAATGAATATATCAGCGCACAAGTGCGGGGCCTATATGACAATATCCCGGAAGGGTACGTTGATGTAGCTACCGCATTGGAATCTACGGGCTTGAAGTCTCCGGCGTATCTGACCACCCTATTCAAGCGGGGCAAAGTTCAACGTGTACGGTATCGTGATGATAGCGACCCTCGCGGTCGTAGGACACGGTTTGCGTACAATTTGCTTGACCTCCTTTCTCATTTGGGTTTAGATAGCTCTGACGTATGAGAACGACCTACTCCACAACCAGAACCATACAGAAGGGCCAGAGCAATCAGCGAGCCTTGCTCGGCCTCCTTCTGAATATTGACCTCCTTGACTTCTCCCTCACCGTTGATAACATACGTGTCCTTCTGTACATGCACGCCAATGGATTTGAGAGTGAGCATAGTAACCCGGAAATTAGCAGGGGTACTCGCATCCAGATATCATCTCTCTACTATGTCCTGCGCAAGCTGGAAGAAAAAGGGTATATTGAATACGAGGGAGTGAGGGGGTCGAGGAAACAAACTAAAAGTAAACTAACTCCGAAAGGTATCACTTTCTGTCGTGACATCTTCCGGCCACAAACAATCTAATCAACAACATGGAAAGAAACAATCTCGATGAACAAGAAGAAGTCGCGGCCAAGCTCTATAGCATGGCTGAACTTCCAACCCCGTGGGACCAGCTCACCGCGGTAAAGAAGAAGCCCTACATGAACATGGCGGGCAAACTAATCAAGGGAGAGGCTGACATCTTTGCCCAGCTGACGGCGAAGTACTGTGTCCAGCTTGGTGTACCCGGCAAGTACAAGACTATCATCTCCGGGATTATTAGTGCCGCCCTTGGAGCTTTAGCCATGTTTGGAGCGTTGGGGCAGAGTAGTTGCACCTACGCGGATGTGAGTAAGGACCGCGCAGTTATCTGCAATGGAGAATCCTGTGTAATCGTTAGCCCCGGAAGGTTGACCTTTACGCAGGAACAGCCCAAGACGGATGCAGGTCCGGTAGTAATTCCCTCCAAAGAATACTGCAAATAATATGGCAGAAGAGTACAGCGAGATTCCACAAGCTCCTGACCTCTTTAATCATCCCGTACCCTCGGTTCCCGTGGGTACGGAGATGTTTAATGAGGCCCCGCCATTTGATTCAATGCCGGACCCGATTGCCCCTGTCTATGGGGATAGTGATGTAGGGACGTTCCATACCCCGGTATATAATGATGACCCCCTCATGCGCAACCGGGAAGAGAGCATGTTCGCCATTGTGTATGACCCAGAGGATTCCGGGCCTAACGCAAAGGTCATGTACACCTGCGGTGTTGTCATTGATGATAATGAGGTGCATGAAATTGGTGGTGCGCCGGGGACGTTGAAGGCAGTGGATAGTAAAGAGAAGGCCCCATTAGATGATGACATCATCTGGTATGTCAATGTTAAATCTGACCGCAAGTCCTCCACCGTGTCTAGTAAGAAAGACACCAGCGCGGACTTCTCCGTCCCCATTGCGAGGACGAGCAAGGGCAGGAACGGATATATCCAGCAACTTCACCGTGGTGCTATCTTCATTGGAGGCGGCGGTGGTGGCGGCAAGTTCCCATACAAGGTCACGACGACTAAGGAGCAGGACGCAAACAAGAACTGGCATACCTACGCAGTTATCGAGCCGGGCGGTTTCCGTGATACCGAACGGAAGAAGGTGGAGATTGACGGGTTCAAAGACGGGGCGGCTAAGAAGGAAATCGTAACCGACGGTGAACTTCCCGTACTCCTTGAATGGGAATACACTTGGCCCGCCAATACCGTGACGAACGCCAAGCTGGTTGTTGATGATAAGCCGTGGGATGGTAAGGAGGTAATCACTCCGATTGAGAGTGCCGAGGGAACGGGTAAGAGCAAATGCGCGATTGCCATCCTGACGGTAACGCGAAACCCGCAGGACAATAGTCTTGACGCAACCGTGAAATCCCAGCTGGTCAATACTGGACTGGCCGCCGTTTGGTACAGCGGATATGTTGATGGCGTTAGCGGACGCGTTGGGCAATATGCAGAAGTAAGTACCGTAGCACCATGAAGTCTCACCTCTTACTCCCCACGAACTCGTCGAAGGATATTTCGGTTTTAATGAGGAAGAATAATCCTGACTACACTGAACAATATAAAAGTAGTTTGTGGTATGGAACCCAAGGACCCACGGTTTCCGGGCTTCCTGTACCTCTAGGTCGAGCCGTAGCTATTTCACCAAACGCAACGCATAAACCGGGGATTAAGTGCAAGAACCTTGTGGACGCGTGGAAAGTCTTCAACACATTGAAAGGATTTAATTCCATCGCGCTTCCGGCGAAGTTGCCTAGTCAGAATGGCATTCCCGGAGGCGTCGATGCTCGTACTCAATTTCGAGTATACGAGCCAGCACTTTGGTTCGCATGGCAGGGAGTGCCGGAAGGAACTGAAATTACTCCACATGAAGTCACATTGCAGGAAGCCCGCGATTGGCCCTACTATGACGACGGCTGGCTATACCAAAACAGTATATACGGACCACATTATGGAAGCGGATTTATGGATAATATGTGGTACATTGAATCAGAAAGTGGAGCAGTTTATCTGGATGTAAGTATCGATTTAAGCTTCAAGTATGAGAGAAAAACATCCTCTGGTGTATGGCAGACCTTTTCGATACTTGCCTATGTAGGCTACCCCATTAAATATTGGGCGAATGGGAATAAGGCTTCCATGCGAACAGTCACATGGAGCACCACGATAGGTGGAGTAGAAGTTGACTGCCTTGGAAGTTATTACTGTTGGACCCCCTACGTTGCCGCTCCCGAAATCTCCCAAATGAATCAATGGTTTAAGGGATTACAGTTCACGACACTTTGATATAGCAGTACAACTGGCTTATCGATTTCGTACATCGAAATGTCAGGACGTTAAACTCCCACGGAACCCACGGAACCCACGGCCAAATGGTCACAATGGGTTCCGTGGGTTCCTTCGTTGTGTCATACCAATTAAAAATTTCTTGACCAGAATCTTCTTCTGTGTATGATGGCGGGCATGGACAACAACATCCATTACATCATTAGCGCGTATAACCCCTCCCTTCATTGGCCGGAGAGGGAATCAAACCTAATCCATTACACGGTCAATTATCTTAAATCCCTGCACATCCCCGGCGAGCGCATTACTGTCATGTCCGAGGACCTTGGCGTTCTTTCATGGGCCAAAGCGGAAGAGCTGAACGTTGCCCGCGTCCCTGACGCACCCGATGAAGCCATCCTCTCCATCGCCGCAGAGCATGCGGGAATGGACATCATGGTGCTCGATACTCAATGCCCGGTGCGCGAAGCGGACCTTCTCGACGTCATGGCTAGCCAGATAGCTACCGAGAAGGATGTCATCTTCATCTCCGCATACATGGGAATGAAGCGGGCGGCCATCGAAGACTACCCTGCATGGACCAGCATAGTTGATGGTAGTGTGTGGGGGTTCCGGCACGATAGCGACCTGAAAGCCATTAAGAAAATGAGAAGTATCTATTATGTCTATCATGACGCGTTCGCCGGACACTTCGGAGTGAGCCTCGACTACCAATACGACAAGGAGGTTCTCGACATCGCCGTGAAACGCGGCTGGGAAAAGAGCGCAAGCACCGCTCCCTGCTCTGCGGATTATCCGCGCCGCGTGCAGATTATGGTTGACAAACCCAAACACAATATCTAATATCATTCACCTCATGAACACAAACCAAATATATTTTGACGGAAGCCTTGGACAGTTCATTCGCAAGGCGAACTATGAACTGGTAAGCGTAAACCCTACGTTGGAAGTTCAGCATGGAATATCCTCCCTTGTCCTCCATTTTGGCGCAGGATTTAAGGGAGACCTCCAATTTAATTTCTCCCATGCCTCTGCTCTTGGCAACATCTCTCTGGAATACCCCTTTATATGGAAGATTCAGTTAGCCCCGCTCAACGCCGGAGCCTTGCCTGTATGGAAGACAGTCGCGTCTGGCATGACGGGCCCGGAGGAACCCGGAGGCACTGCTGACACCATTATCCTTCCGATTGGTCCATTGGAATTAGACCCTGCCGAATACCCTATCGGGACCTACTGGATGACTGTTGAGTTCTCCGATTCGGTTAACTGGACCTGCACCTTCCCCTTCACTCTTCAAATCATCTAACCATGCAACTTGATTTATCTCACATCCTGCAACTCTACCCCGTATTGAAGGTCCTCCATTACCAGACAAGTAGTGGATTCCATCATGAACGATACGACGATGCGGTAGAAGAATTGGGCGGCATTGCCGACAGTTTCATTGAAACCTATCTCGGACTACATGGCCGCGACTGGATGGTAAAGCCCATGTTGGTGCGTCCCGTGTTGCCTGATACTTCTACTAATTGCATTCTCCTGTACAGAAATGTCATCCTACATGACATCGTTCCCTACCTCTACACCATTGCCGGGAATGAACCCGCGCTAAGGAAACTGGCAGAGGACTTCGAGCAGAGTGCCCAAAAGATTTACAGCCTACTGAACAATTACGTCTAATAGAACCCATGCCTACAACAACTCGCGTCCGAGAATTTTTCCTCTGCTCCGATGGCCCGGAGAGCAACCCCGAAGTAATAGCCACGGTACTTCCAAGGCTTGACGGGGTTTGCTCCCGCGCCCGGTCCTTGACATGGGGTGTTATTGCCTATTCCCTCTCTCACTTCAACCTGCCATTCGGTGTTGCCTTGGAGAACATGAGGAACGGTTATTGTGCCCGCGTCGTAGGAACGCCCACTGGGGAGGAAACCGAGGATGGAAATGCCGACGTTACTCCTTGGTTCATCCTGCAATCGTTCAAGACCGAGAGCGACGAATGGGACTACCGTTTCATGGCGTTAGAACCAATAGAGGCAGGAGCCGCCATTGATATGAAGAGGGATTATCTCCTGCCCGACGGGTGGTATAAAGTCGGAGAAGAGGTAACTCTTCGCAACGATTTCATCGCCTCCTTCTGTTGGGAGATTGCCATTCCCGGCGACACCTTAAAAGTAGAAACCGCAAACGTATAGACGAATAAATCATGAACGACAAAGTAGCTATTTTAGAAGACAAAGGATTTGGATTCTTCCGAGTAACTCACTGTGGAAGTGTCATTGCAGATTTTCTTTACTGCACTGGCTCTGGTGAACAAGGATATATGACACGAGATTCCGCAAAGAAACTGGCAACGAAGATTGCCCGCTACGTAGTTAGCAGAGGGACAGTTTGTACCATCGAGGGGGTATCACTTAACCAAATCTATTTCAACATCAATGAATAACGATTCAGATACCCGTGTTTATGACCTCCCTACTAGCGGAATGTTCCGCGTCAGGCACAGAGGAAGTTGCGTCGCCGTTTTCAACTATTGCGTGGCAGATGAAAGCGGCTTCTTCACCAAGAAGCAAGCTAAGAAACTAGCCATCAAGCTCGCCCGCAAAATTGAGAAGAGCACGGTCATAGAAACAAAGATGGGAATCAAACTTAAAAGGAACAATACTAATGACTGACACTCTAAATATTACCACCGTAGATGACCCCATTGCCGGATTTTTCCGGGTCATGCTTGAAAACTGTTGCGTTGCCGCCTTTTACTATTGCACGGAAGGCGAGGAAGGACATTTCACCAAGAAGCAAGCCAAGAAGCTGACCGAGAAGCTAGTCCGCAAAATTGAAAATAGTACGACCATCAAAACCAAAAAAGGATTTAAACTTAAAAGGAACAACAATGACCAACAATAAATATCTACTGGAAACCTTCTTAATGGAATACCCGCGAGCAGGAATCATTGCGGTGATTCATCGAAACTACCGTATTGCCATGTTCCCCTATCACAGGAATGAGGATGAGAAGGGACTTCCGACAAGAGACTTCGCCCTCGAAATGGCAATCGAACTTCGTGACAAGATTAAGAAATGCACGACGGAAGAATCTGACACGGGGATTACCTTCGTCGAAAAGGAACAGCCAATCTTCAATGACTAACAAACGCAAATTCAAAAAGGGAGACCTTGTTCGGTTCATCAACACAGGAAGGCATCCAGAAATACGTGAGAGTTTAGCGGAGGGTTCCCTAGTATACGTCCAAGAAGAGGAAGGTATGGACCGTCGCATCCTTGTCAAGACCGGGGATGGGACACATAAGCGGTTCCCCTTCTATGAGTTTGAGCTAGTGGAAGAGACCAAACATGAAGTCTTCGTCCGATACACACGGGACGAGGCTATCATCCTCTTCAACTATCAGCCCGTTCTCCGCATACCTACCAGATATAAGCTGGGCGACCAAGAGGTCGATATGTGCTGGGAAGTAGAGGGCTGGGCCAAGTGTATTGTTGAAGACCTCAACGAGCATGTCATATTACCGGATATAAACAAAACCAAAAACGAAAATGGAACTGGGAAAGTATAAGAACAGATTTAAGTGCGGCGACGTTGTTCTTCGGATAGATACGGGGAGATGTGGCATGTGTGGGGATAGCATCCCAACAGGGTCTATCCTCCGGGTAATGTCCGACGAGGATGTTGCTGGTGTCGTTCGTGTCCAATATCCCCAAGCGGATGATGAAGACGAAGAGATACAGGATGTTATGTGGTACGAAATCGACCACTTACCCGCGAAAGCCAAGGTAGAAGAATTCTCGGATGCCGTGAGGGTGTCCATGAATGGGGACGCTATTGCCACCATTCTCACGGACATTGCCACCCCATTGGGCACTCTTCACTTCGAAAGCTGGGCCAGAGAAATTGCCCAGTCGATGGCGAACATTATTAACCTTCAAATCTCATTGGGGAAGCTAACCTCGGATGGAATCAAAGTAGAAAAAACTAATGACAAGCAAAAACAAAATTAAGGAAATACAGAAGTGGGCGGGAACTACGCCCGACGGTATTCTTGGTGATAAGACCATTGATGCTATATGGAAGAAGATACAACCCACGGAATCCACGGTTCCCGATGAACAACCCAACGATTCCCCGGAATCCGCGGGTCCCGCGGCATACGTGTCCCCGGCCGAGCTTATCCGCAAGGACATGGCTAAGAAGATTCTCAACATGGAGGACTACAAGATTACAGGTCCCGATTCTCTGCGCGTAACTCGCCTCCCCTCTGGTGACGGTGGTGGCAAGTGGGAGATTGCAGGTATCTGTGATGGGATTGAACCCAAGGAATTCAATCTAATCAAATCCATGATGGACCGGGGCGACAGGGATGCGGCATGGGAGGAATGCCTCCGCTATGTCCTCGCCAATACGGAACCACTGGTTGCCAAGGGAGTTGCAGGATGCTACGCCATTGAGTTCATGCTTCGTGACATGACCTTCAACATGGGAGTGGCGGGAACGACTAAGGTCGTCCAGCGCATGCTCGGCATTGATATCGATGGCAAATGGGGGAAAAATACTCAAGCCGAATGGACGGACGTCCTTCTATCACGGGAGGAAATGGCAGTCCTCGATTTGCTGGACTGGGCTTGTCGTGCCCGCTATCGCTCCATTGTGAAGGCCAATCCGGTGAAGGAAAAGTTCCTTACGGGCTGGATGAACCGATGCAATGCACGGCTTGCCTACGCTCTTACTCTGTTGTCAAGGAAATAAACAGGGAATTTTCTTGACCCGTTAAACCCCAAATGATAACATGGCGGCAAGGTAATTCCTTGCCGCCGTGTTTAAATTCGTCGCACAGCTAAACACCATTGACGGCAACGTGTGGACTTTGCTTCTCACTCGTATCGTCGATGAAATGTCTCCCGCATATCTCGTATTTGTGGGAGTTATTTACGTGGCAGTAAAGCTGGCGTATAAGTACATCTCAAAAAAGATAGAGTTTAGTCTTGACAAGGAGAAGTCATTTCTCATACTATTGCAAGAGGCTCTAAGAGTTATATCCGAGTTGGATAATTCTCTAGACCAACTACATGGAAAAATAGACAATCTACGAAGCGACCATGAAGAGATAATCGACCGCGCCTTCTGCGCTATCTCGCAACAAGACACCCCCCTCCGACAGAAATGAAACTATTCAATCTGTTCCGAAAAAGCCACGAGCAGGAACAACTCGAAAACGAGTTGACCCAGAATCTTAATCAATTACAGGAAAGCATCCGTGCGTGTACTGAAAAAATCCGTTCAAGGAATCGGTTCTATGCCTCCCTTCCTATTGGTCGCGAAGGTGAGCTGAAACTGCCCAGAAACCAATGGGCCTATTTTTTACGGGGGAAAGTAGGAATTCGTTATGACGGAGAAACCCTTACCTCTTCGGTTACACAGGTTAAAACTCGTGAAGAAGTTCAACTGCCAAGAATTATTGACGCGGAGAGAAGCCATAAATTACTTGTCATACGAGGATATGTTATTGACAGGAGAACAAACCGCACCTATTATCAGGGCGAGACAGTAAGTTTTCAGCGGGGAGAACCAATGCAATTAACGTTGAACGGGCATATTAGCATGACGTGGACACCCCCGCTTCCCGATGCAATCATGCCGTTCTACCAAACCAATATACATGGCCTTAATTCCTAACACTCCGGCCTCCAACCCACAGCCTCCGACGATACCCATTGGAACCACGGATTCCTCGTGGCGCAATGGGTTCAGTCCTGACAGGCCAATGGGTGAGCCGATAATTAACTTTCCCACTCCTGTGGTAAAGAACGTGATGTTCTTCGTTGAGAGGATTGCCAAGAATCCCAGCGAGATTACCATTGAATTGGGAACCCCGTTCGTACCTACCGCAGGTACGACCTTCCTCCCGTTTATGCGGGATGCAGTTCTCGTGCATGTCGAACCCGTCAATGAGGCGGCGAGACAGCACGTTTATCGTTTCTACTACATGGTCCCGCCGGAACAGCAGTTCCGATATAACATTCAGGACATGAAGAAAATCCGTGACGGCTATACCTTAAAGGACACCGCCGCTACGGGTAAGTTCATGGGACCGGATGCAGACACGGAAGAGTTGAAGGACTTCTACGAGATTACACGGGAATGGGTGGAACCCACGGATTCCGCGTATGCCCCGCTTCCCCTTGGCTCGTTTGACCCCAGCAACGAAAAGCTTGACCCTGACTTCTATGACCAGCATTTCTACACGGCATACGATGCCCAGCTGGTATATGAAGAAGTAGCCCAGTTCGAAGAGGAACACCTGCGCAAGTACTTTCGTAAGGTCATCCGTGTGTATAAAACCCTGCCGGGACCTGTGGTTAAAGAGTTCGTCCCCTACAATATTTGGCAGAAGGGAGATACGGTGTGGGATGAAGGCGGTCCGGGAACGAACCAGCCCGAATCTGAATGGGTGGCGCAGACTGTAATTAAGTTATCGAGAGAGGTCTGGGCCGCGCCGCTTTGGCCTGTCGATGGTGGAGGGAAGGAACCGGGTCAGGCCCGCATTCCTCACATGCCCCTCCTTGAACTGGACAATAAGCCCGTTAGTGCTGGCTGGGACAAGGGCAGTTATCCGAGTACGCAGATGTACACCCTTGTATCTATGTACAAACGGAACAGTAACATTGCGGAGAAAGAGGAACAGAACAGCCTCTCCGGTAATTGTTGTAACCCTGATTCCCGTTTTGTCCGGTGCATCAACACAACCGTGACGACTAGCCAGTCCGTTGACTGGACAGCGAACGGCGATGTCCCGGCGGTTGACCCCCCGGACCCCAGTGAAAACTGTAGCCAATGGCGCGTAGATTCCTCTGTAGTAGTCCGTGAGGGATATAGCCACAAGGAAACGCGAAAGAGTTGCACCACCTACGACCAGATTGATGAATTCTGGGAATCCTCATTCGATAGGATAACCAATCAGGTCTATCCCGTACTGCGGAAGATTGTACATAATCCGAGCACTGACTTCGATACTGATTGGCAGAATGAAGGATTCACCAAATACACGGATGCCGTGGGCAATACCTACTATGGCCGTAAACTGGAATCCCCGGAATCCGTGGCTCCCATTACTATCCCGGACTCCGCTTGGGAGAAGATAGGCTACAACCTTGCGGACTTCACCGTAGAAGAGGAACCGACGTTTAATACCAAGATGCTCACCGGACTGTCCATGATTAACGGATGGAACGACCCAGCCTATCCCCAGTTCTCTGACTACTTCGCTATGCTTGGTAGCTTCACCTCCGACAATAAGGGAGTCCCACGTGGTTCTCTCTACAACGTCCGGTTTAAGGGTCAACGCTGGTGGCAACTCTGGATTCAAAACGAGATGCCCACAGAAATGTCTCCCGGAACTATCACCGCCACTCCCTTCTATCATGCTCCCAATCCTGACGGCCCTTGGTTCTCACAGGATGGGGTTTATAAGGTAAGGGGCGAAATGATGATTAACGATGTCCTCTATGGCGAGGGAGTTACGAGCAATGTCTGGACATTCCCCGTAGGTTTCATGGATGGTACGCAGATATATAAGCGGAAGGCCTATAACCCTGAAATGAAATTTACCACAGGGGCATTACCTACAGGTATTGGGAAGGCGTTCACCACGGTGGAGAACGGAGAATTACTTCTCACCTGCTGGGTACTGAACAGCAATAAGGTTGCCATCAATGGGGAGATTCCCATCATGATGAATAGTACGAAGATATTCGACATCAATGTATCTAGCTCTGATGCTCCCAGTACCGCGCCGGAACCGAACATAAGCACAACTACCGTGGCTAAGGCAAAGTATACCGTTGGCAATTATGTATTAGACGCGCAGGTAGTGAATAACCTCAACATCACTTACAACCGGAATAAGTTCCCATTCTTCCAATTCACCATCACGCTCTGCTCTCTCCGCGGCAATACGTTCAAGGTCACGCAGGGGGATAAGATTCAACGCGTCGTCCTGCGCCAATGGGTGAACCCCTGTTACGCCGTAGATAGTTACATGCAGATTCCGGGAATCGGGTACTACAAAAAATATACCACGACGATGAACTACAGTTTCCCTGCCGTGTTCGGTTCGGTTAGTTGGGTTCCGTGGAATACGAGGCCCGACCTTTCTGGCAAGAATGCTGGACAGTACTTCCCGCAGACCCGGATGATGAGGGACAGTTACTCCGGCCCCTGCACCGCCGTGGTAGAGGAAGCCTTCTCCCCTGACGGAACATGGCCTAAAGGCTGGGGCCTTGGGACGTCGGTACAGTTCACGACGAACAGTGGGTATTTCTCTTCGCCGCTTTGCGATTACCGTCTGCCCGCATGCCTCCACGGCCCGCTGGCTATAACCGTAGTCATTGGCAATCAGGACGCCAAGTGGCTTCCCGGTGCATTTAATACGGCCTTTCCGGCGACTACCCACACAGATTGGAAACCTGTGACCTCCTATTACGCATCCCCGTGGAACGGGGGCATGATGTGCAAGAAAGTAACCATTTATCCACCCAGTTAAGCTCATGGCATTTATTACCAAATCCTATTTGACCTATCGCAATGTTTGTGACGAGCTTTGTATGCTTATCACAAACCAGCCGCCATCCAAGTCCAATGTTGACTTCCGTCGTATATTGAAGGAAGCGCAGAACCTCCTGCTCAATGAGGCCACGGTATCTCCGGATTCCGTGGAAACCTTGGACTTTGAAGGAATCCCTCGCGGGGGTTCTATCTCCCTGCCCGAAGAGTATGATAGTATTGTCGAGGCATGGTCGCCCAGTGGCAAGAAATACCACATCATTGACCGGGCCATGTTCGAAAGCAATACTTGGTTCCGTTCCGAATATCCCAAGCACGACAGCGGCTATCATGCTATCATGCTGGACATGGGGCTGAATGAACAGAACCTCCGTACCTACTCGGTATTGTCTGGCAGTAATGGCATCAATGATACTCCTACGAGCAACGTCATGACGGTTTCGGCACGGTGCGCATTGCGCGGCCTATCCCTAAACATTTATGATGACGCGGCATGGGAGGACAAGGAGGTTCGTATCTACCCCGGATGTCTTCCCGCATTGAAGGCGATGATGCTGGCCGTGGTCTATAATGAACAGGGCAATACCCAAATGGGGACGGACAGCTACGGCCTTGCCGTCAAATACCTGAACGACCACCTGCGCAAATATCGTCAGGGCACGTATCAGGCTCCGAACATTATTCAGAACGGCGGCATCATGCAGTGCCCCGGACTTAACCTCATGTGACTTAGATATGTCAAGAGTCTTCTCTTGACAAGTAGTAAAATTCTGATAAAATAACCTCATCCAAAAAAATGTTCCAGTCCCGCAAAGTACGATTAAAACCGAATAAAGCGCAATCCGAGTTCTTCCGCCGGAACTTTGGAGCGGCTCGGTTTATCTACAACTGGGGGCTGGAACAACTCCTTCAGTATTGGGAAGAGAATAAAGATAAGGAAAAGAAGGACAGAGCCAAACGCCCTTCCGCTTTTGACCTTGCTATCGAGTTCCGCGAAAAAGAGATATTCTCTTTCTAGTGTAGCGAATCGTTGAAGCGGTAATTATATAACTAATTAAATTTAAGTATATAAATTCCAATCATGTAAATCATGGCAACCAAACGTACAAACATATCGAGCGAGACGAGCGCGAGCGGGGGCATCCCCGCCGCCAAGTCCATTAAGCAGAAGACGATGGACGAGGTGCTTCCGAAGACGAACCCCGACATCCCTCTCCGTCCAATGAATAACAACGACCCGAACAAACCCGTCGACGCGAAGGAGATGAACACCATCGCCGCGGCCAATAGTAACCACGGCATCAAGAATCCCCCGGCATCCGCGGCTCCCGCGGCGGCCCAGTCTCCTAGTCCTTACGGGCGGGGGATTACTGAACCAGCAGTGCCGGGAGCGGTTGACCCTAACAGCGCGGCCTACGCCGCCCAGCAACGGGCGACCTATGCGGCGGGCATGCAACAAGCCGCGGCAGGGAAACTCTCTGCGGAGGACAGGCTCATGCTTCGTGGTGTGGACCAGAACATAAGCCGTGGGCAGATGCCCACCATATCTCCGACTATGCCGACGCAAGCGACGGCTACACCCCGGCAAGCGACGGCTACCGCTCCAACCGCTAGCCCCGACACCTCCACGGCTGGGTTCTATGCGCATGCGGAGAAGATGCTTGGCCCGGATAAGTTCAAGACATTTATGTCCATGCCGGAAGCGCAGAGGAACGCGATATATAGCAAGTTTGTAGAGAGCCGGACCAAGAACGCGCCCGCCGCGGGAGCTACCGCGGGAGCTACCGCGGGAACCACCGCCGCCCCCTCTGGCTCTAGGTTCCCCGCCTCTGCTCTCCCCTCCGGCAATGCTCCCGTACCCACGAGCGTCCCGACGACTGCGGGTACTGGAACTGCCGAGAGTATGCTACGAACCTTGAGGGATGATACGGCAAGCCCCGAAGCGAGAGCACAGGCGCAAACATACCTCCGCGTCCGAACCATGTACGCCCAGCCGGAAAAGTTTGGCAAGGAGATTAAGACCCTCGAAAAATTGGAACGCGCCAAAATAAAGGAACTTAGCAACATGTTCAGGAATCGGCTCAACATCCGGGACCCCCGCTTCGCCCGCCAGTACGCCCAGTATCAGGCCCTGCGGAAGAAAGACCCGCAAACGAGGCTCACCCTCTACACTGAACTGATGAAGGGACCGGAGTTCACTCACTTGGACTTCCGAAAATAAATTTGTCATAGTACATATTTCACTTGACCCTTGCCCCACTCATGATAGGATAGCGAAGACCCACATGAGTGGGGCAAACTTATTATACTAATACTCAACAAACATGGCCATCGATTTTAGTACCGCCAATATGTCCGACTTCACTCCGACGTCGGGAAGTAGTATCGCGCGTGAATCACGTGCCGCAGAAAGGCACGCCGCGTGGCAAGAGACGCAAGCGCAGAAACAGCAGGACCGAGAACAGAAAGCACTGGACCGCGAGCAAAAGCTAGCGGAAAAGAGACAGACCCGTGCCGAGAAGGGAGCGACGGCGACCGCAGACTATGACACCTTCCTCTTTAAGTCTGTTGATGACTTTGCGGAGAAACAGAAAAAGGATGCGGAACACGCAAATAATGTAGAATGGCAAAATAAATCCCGCGCCCATACGGAACAAGAATGGAAAACCGCCGAGGAAAATAAAGCCCTCGACATCTTGAACAAAGGAAACCGTGGGTACAGCTTTGAGGGAATCGACTACATGAAAGACTATGTAGACCGCGGCGAAGATGCGCTGGTCGATTTGAAGGCCGCTTCCCGTGGTGATAGCGAGGCCATTAAGAAGCTTGCCAACAATACGGGACTTACCGTTGTGTCTTCTTCCGAGCTTACGCCTACGCACCCCGCCTTCTTATCCCGCTCTGGCTTCGGAAGTGGAGAGGACGGGAACCCCGTCGTAACGGAAAAGTTCCTCGCCATTGCCGCGGACAGAAACCGTAACGCAAAGGCGGTGGCCAAAGGCATTGCCAACACAATGGAAAAGGCCCGGAAGGATTACCTCAACTCGAATCTAGATGTTGGAACGGGTAAACCTACGGCACAAGCCATCGAGACCGCACCTATTGCTTACACCGCAGAAGAAATAGAAAGCGTCATCAATACGATTAGGCGCGAAGACATTGGCAACTATCGTGCCGCTAAGGCTCTTTACGACAAACACCGCGCTTCTTCGACGGAAGGCGTGCAGAAGAAAACCCCCAGCCAAACGAGCGTGGGGGAGCTTGGCGTTGGCGAATTCTCTGATTCAGCACCTTCATTTACTGGGAATGTTTTTGCTGAACTCGCCAACCTTTCCAAGTCTCCCAGCAAAATATTCCAACTTGTCCGCGACTACGGGGATTATGTTTCCCAGAGTACGGAAGATATTGAATCCCCGGAAGCCAAGGAAGCCAAGGAATCCAAGGAATCCAAGGAATCCGATTCCCTTTCTCCCGCCGCTAAACGTGCAGGGGAAATGGCAGTGGCGCAGGTTAAAGCCGTGGACAACATTGTCTCGCGGATGGAAGAGAGCTACACCGGATTGGATGCCGTGGGACTAAAGGATGCTCTCCTTAACCCCGAAGCAGTTGCTTCTGCGGCATTGGCCCTTGCCCCCGGCGTGGACATGAATGCAGTGCGCGAACGAGCAAATACCCTAGCTACCGAGCGTCATGCCGTGGTAGCCTCCGACTACCAGAAAGCAATGGCCGATGCCATGATGGAAGAACTGGCCACAAGGTTTCCGGGGGTTCCGAAGAATATATTACTACAGGCTGGGACGACGAAACTGATTCAGGACTATACCGCCAAAGCTACACCGAGAGGCACTCTCATGGATGCAGTCAAAGGCGCAATGGCTAACTACCGAAGCACAGCGGGACAAATTGCGGACGTACTTACCTTCCAGCCGGATAATAGTGTAGGTAAGACCGCCGACCCAATGAGTACGATGGAGTGGAGGAAGGGAACGAAGCGTGGCTCATGGTGGTATGGCGTGCCGGGTGGCCCATCCTTTGAAGTAGGCCCCGAACAGTTGAAGGAATATATGGCCCAGTACCATATTGAAAGTACTCGCGATGCCCTCAACTCCCTCTCTCATGCCGCACGTATGGGTGACTTGGGCGTGGGCCGTGGCAGTCTCTTTGCGTACAATCCGCACACCAAGGAAGTTGATACGAACGCCACGCTCGAACTGAACCCCAATGCTCTCTACAATGATAAGCTGATGGACCAGAGCATTGAGGCTCTCCGTGCTAGTGGCGCGGACGAAGGTCTCATCAATCGCACCATTGAGAAGTTCCAGAACCTCCGCAAGAAATCCGCACAGGAACTTGTGAAGGACAACATTGCATTGGACGAGACGCTGGGAACGCTTCGCGATACGTGGCTCGGCTCCGGCATGCGGTTCAACCCTATCTGGACCGAAACCATGAAGCATCTGGACAAGCACCTTTCCTTCAAGAATTTTTACAACGAACAGAAGGAAGCGGGCAAGAGTGACGAGGACATCCTCTCCGCATGGCAGGAGAAAGGTCAGGCACACATTAACCCCATTCTCCGCGGGTTCCAGATAGGTACGCACAAGGCAATCGACCTTGGGACGGGGGCCGCCTATGGTGCTCTTCTCTTTGCACAGAATGCAGTTGGCAGTCGTGCGGCGATGGAACATACCCGCACCCTCTGGGACCAGCTGAACAAAAAACAGGAAGCGGAAGCTGAACTTGTTCGAGGCAATATCCTTGCGGACTATACTGCGGAGATTGCCAACCTCGGCTATCAAATGGTAGCAACCGCGGGGGCTGGTAAAGTTGGTGGCCTCGCTGGCCGTGCACTGGAACGTACCGCGCTATCACGGTTCGCGAAGGCAACGGCTAACGTCGTAGCGAAGCGGGCCGAAGCTCTTGTCCCTGCCGCCCGTCCGGGATTGGCGGGACGTTTGAGTGGAACTATTCAGCGCAACCTCGACAACCTTGCGGCGTTGAACCTCGAACGGGCTGGGGCTGGTGCTGGGGTGAACCTTACCATCATCTCCCAGATTGCACCGAATGCCTACTCTGACATCTTCTACACGATTTATGATAGGGAGATGGAAGGGAAGGAACCGACTGCGGAGAACATGAACAGAGCACAGAGCATTGCCAACCTGCGTGGCCTCTTTGGTGCGGCTCTCGTATCTACTGGTAGTACTCTCATCAACAACCGCGCAGGTATGGATTCCTTCATGCGTAAGATTGTTGGGGCTAAAAACCTTCGCGGTCAATCTCCATTCCAAACTCTTGAACGGAAGATTGCCGGATGGAGAAGCAAGCCATTTAAGGAGATGAACACGAAGGAAAAGACGTTAGCCGTTGCTTCCTATCTGTACAGCCAGAGCAAGGCGGTGGTTGAAGGTGCAACCGAAGAACTGGCAGACGAGTTCCAAGAGTGGGCGTTTACCGAACTGGTGAAGAACGGAGAAATCTCCGAATCCTCTATTGCCACTACTGACCAAGTGATTAGTGGGGCTATGAAGATTGCTTTCCTTGGCGGTATCGGCGGCTACGTTGGTAGTCAGTTGGCTGGCGAAGGGAACATACGTTTCCAAACCGAAGCCGCTCCCACTCTCGATGTAAAGGATGCTACTTCCATGCTACCGGATATTACGAAAGATGCGAGCAACATCATCGAGGAAACGGGCAAAGCCATTACCAAAAACAATGTGCCGGAAAGCTTGGTAGAAACCGGAAAGAAGGTTATCGAGATTGCCGGGGAGAAGGGGGATGCCGCGGAAGTTGCCCGCGAATGGGTGGACAAATCCATTGCCCATGAAAGTCTGGCAGTCTCCGATGAAACCCGCAAGGCGTGGGTGGAAGGAGCAACCCGTATGGGCATCAGCAACTTCACCCAGTTCCGCAACCTAGTTGAACGGGCCTCCGAAATACATACCTATGAGGGCAGTGCCGCGGCAAGCTCCTTCATGGCAGAAGCCATTAACGACCTGCCCAATACCATGTCATTCCCAAATAAGGAAAACCTCGACACCATGCGAACCATGTTGTCCGAAGCCCTTGATGCTATGGGAGACAGGGTTCAGGTTATCGAAGTAGACGACGACCTGTCCATCATTACTACAGGGGACGAGGACCTTGATGCCGCCATTAACGTTATTAACGGATTGACGGAACCCACGGCTACCACGGAACCCAAGGAATCCCCGGCTACCACGGAACCCAAGGAATCCCCGGTAGCTATTGCCCGGAAGGAGAGGGACAATGCTATTGCCCCCATCACTGCTATGGTAGAGACGGGAGTAGTTACCCCAGAAGCTACCGCTTCCGTGGATAACATGGATGCGGCAATCACCTCGTTCGATAGTAATACTGGTGCATGGCTCTCATCCGGCTCACCTCTGGACCGCGGCGCGAAGCTCGTCTCCTTGAACGAGATGACCGGGATTAACGCCCCTATGATTACCAGCAACACGGGAGAAACCATTGTCATCGCTCCGCACACAAGCATGTACAACATGGGTGAGGGAGGGACGCCCAGCACCAAGTGGGGAGACAAGGTCTCCGCTCTCAATCTCCCGACGGATGGGACTGGCGCAAATGCCTACGGCACGCTTCGCGGCCTTCAAGTTAATGCTTCTCCCGCACAGGCCGCGGCCATTGATGGAGTACTCAAGGCTCTCCATGCCGCTGGTTTGGACGTCGCTATCCGTGCAACCAATGCCCCGGCGAACATCTCTTCCCCTGCCAGTATCACCTACATGAACGGCACGGACGGGAAGCTTGTCGGCGGTGTCATTGACCTGTACGTGAACAGAGATAATGCGATTGAAAGCGTAACGGGAACGGTACTACACGAAGTCATCCACCTCATTGACCGTCATCTTCGTACCACCAACACGGACTATTCCCAGCGGATGGATAGGATTAGAAGCGCGATTGCAGAGAACTACAACAAAATTGTTGATAGTCTCTCCGCTATGTATGACGCTAGCGTGGACATCAATGAGATGAACGCCATCGCCGCGCTCGCTTCCGACCTCAACTATGGTCTCCGCGGTGCGGACGAATTTGCCAGTGTCGCGTTCTCCAATCCTGTCATGAACTTCATGGTAGCGGAAGCTAGTGGAGACAATATCACCATCACGGATTTGGCTCGCTATGCCGAAGCGGCGGGAGGCCGGAAGCCCGTGCACGTGCGCCTCGTCGAATGGCTTAAAGATTTGATTAGGGACATCAAAGATACTGCGGACGATATGGACGGAACCACCGCCGCAGAACGCGTGGCTGAATGGGATTCCTATGTGGCCCGCGTCGCGGACATGACCCCCGGCAAGTGGTTCGATATGCCTCGCACTCCGTCATGGAAGGTAGACGATACGGACTATACTATGGGCAACGGGGTAGATTATTTTAACCCGATGGCCTATGAGACTGACATGACCCGGAGATTGTCCTTCGGCCTTGGCGCAGAAATCATTGGCACGAAGGCCGGGAACTGGGTAACTAGTATTAAGAACGGATGGCTGGGTGCAACCAAGAACTGGGACAAGGCGGGCATCAATGTTAAGTCCGAGGAACAGAAGCTGGTTGTGCTGGAACAAATGGCCAACGTGAATGCGGCGTATGAACGCAGTATTAAACGCATTGACAAAATCGGTGATATGCTTCAACGCCGTGCGGATAATCTGGGCTGGGATGCCGCTACGCGGAAGAAATGGAGCAAGTCCATTCTTGACATGTCGGGGAATATGGACAACGATATTGACCCTGAAACTGTTGCACGCATTAACGCAGAGGCTCAAGCAGAAGTTCGTCAGCATGAACAGACCCGCGACTTCCGTATCGCGTTGGCTAAGAAGACCGTCACCGATGCCGTCAATAGGCACGCGGAAGCGGTGCGTCTGGCTAACTCCCTTGCGCTTAATAGTGAAGGGCGATTGGAAATCAACGACATGATGCGCCGGATTAAAGACATGAGCGGCAAGGGATATGGAGCCATGCTGGACAAGCAGGTAGCTCTCCCCATGCTCTCCCAGCAGATTCACAAATCTCTCTCCGACCTTGGCTCTCGTATCTCCGCGACGGGGGATGCCAATCTGGACATCACCTACTTTGGCCTTGCCCGCGACACGCAAAACTATCTCGCGGATATGATTAACGAAGTGGATAGTCCCTTCTCTATGGATGAACTTCTGGACAGGTGGTCCAACCTTCGCAATGACTTCCTCTATGCGGAGAGTACAAACCATCCCGTCATCGCTCCTATGATTCAGGACATCGCTAAGGCACGGGCCGAAGCTAAACAAATCATCCGGGAAGCCAATGATGATTTCCACGCCGCAACAAAGAGGGCAGGTGTAACTCGCGCTGGCGTAGCTACCCCTGCTGGTTCCGTGTGGCTGAAACGGGACAACGCTATCCTCAATGCACGCCGTCAAAAACAAGCGGAGTATATGGCTAAGCGGGATGCCGCTGAACAGTGGCTTCTGTCACAGGGGGTTGTAGGTCAACTGGTCCACAATGTCATCGCCGATTCCCGTAAAGAAATTGCCGCAACGCAAATCTCTATTGCCAAGCTCATTGGAGATAGCCGTATGGCTGACAACGCCGCGGAGATGAATTATCTTCATCGCACCTACATGGCCGTTGGACGCCATGCCGGAGACTTCACCCGGACGATGAAGGACATCATCGCAAACCCCAACGGAGAACTGGCGCAGAAATACGACGGTCTGACGAAACTGTTGCAGGAAGCCGCAATCTCTCATGCCGAAGCGCACCAGAGAGAACTATCCGAAAACGTAAGCCAAGTGCTGGACAACATGCAGGCATTGGCCGCGCTCCACGACGAGTTGAAACTTCCGCTGGTGTCAGCTCCCACGGGAGCCTCTTCGAATTATAAACTCCTGTTCGAAGGTGTAGCCAAGAACTACAGGACCAGAGAAATTCTTGACTTCATTCAGAACAACTTCGGTCAGGTTCAAATGCTTGCGGACCTGCGAGACGGCCACAACATCAGTGCCATATATAATAAGGCCATGAGCATGATAGCACAGGCAGACTATCGCACGAAGTCAAAGATGACAGAGAGGAAGGAAACTCTGGACATGAATGCCAGAGATAGTTTCCTCGCCGAAGTCTTCTCCGGCCTTCCGGGAAAAACGATTGCGGACAAAATCGGCAGTCTTCAATCCCCGGCATCCGTGGCTTCCGAAGTGAACAAGGCCATCCCCACTATCCCGACTTCGGCCATTGACCAGATATGGAACACGCCCAATATGAATGCCGCAGAACGACTGGACAAGACGCTCAATCTTCTCCGGGGTCAGGCTGGCGTTCTCATGAGGATGAACGGCATGGGCAACGTCATCTCCGCTACCGACTTGAAAGCGTTGCAATATCCGGAACTCTCCCGTCTTGCGGTGAACGATGCCATGAAGGCCATTGACGAAGTTCTGTCCAAGAAGAGGACGAATGAAGATGCGCTGGCCCAGCGGAAACGCTTGCCCGAATGGCAGAGGAAAGCTATGTATGAACTTAGCGACCTCACCATTGGGGATGCCATTGGGACGTTACAGAATACCCTATCCATGCAGTCGAAGATTGCCGTGAACCAGTTGCTTGCTGACGAGTATACCTCCGTACTGAAAGCGCAGGGTGTGGTCGTACCTCCGAATTCCACGAACCGTACCTCGGACATGGTGGAAATCTCCTTGAAGAATACGAAGAATGCGTTGAACGGAATGTACGCCGACAAGGATGTAGCCGATGCCATCTACCACATCTACAGGCCGAGCGACGACATCCTGAATAGCAGGACGGACGACTATAAGAAGGTCCGCGAGTACTGGCAGAAGTCCGGCAAGGGGCAAGGATGGTGGAGTAAGGCGGGTGGCTTGGCTAACCTTTCTGTCTTAATAGCGAGTCCTAATTCCACGTTACGTAACTTATATGGTACAGTAGCTCAAATGACCCATGCGGGTGCACTTCCATTCACGGGGAGTAAAGACATCGCAAACCTTGTCAGGGACTGGGTCCAGTTGCGTAAGCTATGGTGGCTATCACAGGGCGGGGACCTTGCTTCACAGGCCTCTGCGGATAGACTGCTGGCCGCGGAAGACAGGTACAACGAGAAGATTCGCTACTGGCAAGAGCTTGGTCTGCTGGACGCAGGTCAAGGGGAGTTCCTGCGCAACGTCTGGAAGTCCGACGAGTTCAGTAAGATGGCAGGAGAATTCGAAGAAGTGAATGAGGATTCCTTCTTCAAACTGGCCGAAGCTCTGAACGAGAAACAGGAACGGACGAAGGGCGAGGTGGCTAAGGATGCCGCCAAGATGGCGGGCAAAGTCGTAGCATGGCCCATCAAAACGATGTCCTTCGCCTATGGCTTGCCGGACGCGGCGGCCAAGATTGTTCTCTTCACTAACCAGAGAGCGATTGCCGATACCCAATTAAAGGTACAACTGGCACGGGCGAAAGGCGTGGCCAACCCCAATGCGCGGGACCAGATACTCCTTGACGCGAGCCAGACTACCCAGAGTTGGGATGCTTATGTGGACAGGTATACTGCCAACATGGTGAAGAGCTTGCTCCCCACGGGTTCGCGTACTCCTTCGTGGGTGAAAACCCTGAATATAGTTGCGGCTCCGTTCTTCATGTTCCAGTACCATACCGCCCAGTCTGTAGTCTACAACCTTGGCCACGCCATAGGCGAAGGGGTAGATGGTGTGTGGGCTATCAATAACGGCATGAAGAAGGAGGGGGCTTACCTCTTGGGACGCGCTTTCGCTCGCATCGCTGGTTCCTTCGTAACTATTTCTGCAACCTCTGCGGTCTCTTCCTGGGTTGCCCGACAGATTATCGCCAGTGTCTTGGGAGATGACGATGACCGTAAAATCATTGACGACGCGGAAGTCATGAGGAAGCTGGCAGACAGTGGTCTAATTCCAGACTACGATAAGTTCGGGGACTTGATTGGCATCGTAGATATGAAGCGACATGAGTTCGAGTATTTGAACCTTGAATACATGAACCCGTTCAAGACCATCAGGGTGTTAGCCAACACCCTGCCCAGCCTCTTCATGGATATGGATGTGGACAAGTGGGGGATGAACAAGGTTGCCGAACTGAAAAACCTGCTGGAAAATACGGTGCTTGAAGAATCCCTCCTTCTGAACACGGCTACTGAATTGTTTAATGAGGAAGACTTCAATTACAAGCATAGCCTCTCCGATGATGAAAGTGTCAACGTTCTCCCGGCAGTCGGCAACGCAATCCTGTTGGCCGCAGGGCTGAACCCCTCGTTCGGCAGTGGACATACATGGCAAGTCCTTGAACGTGTCGCGACGGTTGCCAATAAAAAGATTCCCTTCTACGGCTGGGCAGTCAAGTCAGGTAAACAAATGTTTAGCGATACACCTGACATGAGTGCCGCGGCATACGGGTTACAGACCTTTGGTACTGGTCTCCGTCGTCCGAAGGATTTGACCGAAGCCCTTGCCGCCGGGTTGAAGAATGCCAACGCGGCAGTCACTAAGTCAAAGCGAATGAGCGTCCTTCGTCCGGACTTCTACAAGAGAATGGAATCCGGGGTGGATGTGGAATCTATGGAAGCCGTGGAAACCGCGGATGCCGTGAAGAATTTCACCAAGCTAGTCAATAGTGTCCGGTTTGTTACGGAAATTACAAACATGCTTGACCCCGCTCTGCGGAAGGAAGTTCTGGCTTCCGCGATTGAGAGTTCCGGTATGAGTGCCAAGACCTACGGCGCGGCCATGAAAGGCATCATGCCCTACATCATTAGCCCGCAAGCAGGACGTGAGGCTATCGCGAAACTCAACCGCGAATTGCAGAAGTCTAATACCACGGACGAGGGCAAACGCCTAATCGAAGAGCAGAAGAAACTCATTATCAACCTCATGAGGAAGGGTAGCATTCAGATTGATGGGGCATTGAGTACGGAGGAAATTCATAATCGGATGAAACAGTAACCCCTCTGTTTATATCCTTGACCTTCGGGGGCATGGGAGATATAATTCTCCCATGCCCTCTTTTCGTATAGTACCCAATCATATTATGGCCACCCCTCCGGGAGGCTGGAAGTTTGTTGTCCCTGAATCCATGAGTGTCAGGCTCAAGGGAACCAAGGTTTCCGCGGGTTCACTGGAACAACTCCGCAAGGCGGTCGCCCGTCTCTTCATGAATAACGGAGAACCCTTTCAGGTTGCGCTCTTTGAATCAGAGCTTTGCGCTTCTCTCCCTCCCCAATACTGCACCACCTGCGGAGATAAGGGGATTGAATGGAAGGAGTATGAACCCATGAGTGCCAAGAAGATATTGGCCTTCTTCGGTACTATGGTTCTCTGGTATCGACGGGGACACAGGTTTGTAGACGAGGCAGAAGCACGCCGCCGCTATGCTATCTGCGCCTCCTGTCCTTATGCTACCTCTACGCCTCCCCCGGATTTAGAGAAGCAGGGGTGCGCCACATGTGGAGCCGAAGGAGCTGGCCGCAAATTCCTCAAGGAAAAAATTTCCGGGCTTGCTGACCTGACTAATGGGGCGGCCCCTCTCTATTGTACCTTATGTGGTTGCGACCTATCAGTAAAGGCTCACTTCGATATTGAATCTGACTGCTGGCTAAAATAGTCCTTGACATTATTTCAAGTTTGTACATACTTCCCCTCATGGACCATTCAATATTCACAGCAGAAGAAGCTAACAAGCTCCCCCTGTATAAGGGATGCACGGTGTACATTAACGTACATTGCGGTGGCATGCCCACAGTGAGAGCCGTTGAAGTATCTGATGTCGCCTTTGAATGTTTCGTTTCTCGTGTCAGAATCGAATACATCAACCACCGATTCAGAACCATAGATAATGGCTATCTCAACCACACTGTCTTCCTCACCTATCAGGACGCGGCCAAGCATGCGTGCCACGATTACGTCGAAGAGATAGAGAGGCTCGAACAACTACTCGAAACCAAAAAGAAAAAGCTCGCCGAACTGATGGCGAGCATTGAGAAAAACGAAGTTCCTGTCAGTTAGGTATTGACATCATAGGTACTGCATGGTATAAAGAATCCGCAACGACATCATTCTGTTTGGACTGTAAGTTGTTTGGGTTCTAGCGAAAACCCCGGAAGGAAATATCTTCCGGGGTTTTTGTTTTAGTTCTGTTTCGCTTCGAGGGATTCTATTAGCTGGGTAATCTCTCCGATACATCGTTGCAATTCCGATGCGGGGTTTACCTCAACCAACTTATCATGCGCCCAGATATAGAAGAGCCGTACCAGAATGGAATCTTCGGGGCTACGTTGGTAGCTATGGCTCATGACTGTACGCCTGAACTGTTCAAGGATAAGGTAAAGGTCAAACGTTTCGAACACCTTGGACCAGTGCTTAGCGTGGTACTCCAAATACCATCGTGCTTTCTTGAGGTCTTCAATACGGTCCTTCTTGTACTGTGACCGCATCAAATACTTGACGGCGTTCCCTAATGCGAAGGGAAGCTTGCCAGTAATTTCTATGGTCTCGATTCCGCTGGGGTGGGAGGTGTAATGCTTCGGGTGGTTGACGGCATCGTTCATGGATTCCTTTCCTTCCGGCAGGTCGGGGAAAGCCTGTGAGTTTACCTTGGTTGAAACGATTGCGTTGATTGCTTCGTGAGCATGCATACTATTTTGTGAGGTGCGTGTAAATTTGTTTGTTGATATATTTGCGAATAGACATCTTGGCTATGACGAAGAGGCGGGGAGAGGGTAGAGTTAAACATCCTTCTTTGACTGTCCACTTCCTTGTAATTCTCCGTGCGAACTTGTACGCCTTCCTGCATATTTCCAGAGCCGCAGAGGAACTTCCAACAAGAGCCACGGGGACTTCACCTTTGATGAAATAGCCATGAAATTTAAACTGGAAGAAAAAGGAGTTGTCCTCCTTAATCCAGCTAGGGGTTTCATCTGGGGTAGTTTCTCCAACTGCACCTATGGAAAGTTTACTGGACGCAAGGATGCGACCATAGGTTAGTTGTTCCTCGGTCAGTTGTTTCTTCGACCGGAGAGAGGCATGGATAAGTTGCTTATGTTCAGGCATGATGCGAGACCGAAGCTTGTTAGCTTTTGTCTCCCTCAAGAACTTCTTTTGCTCCGCGGGGCTATCTCGATACCAGTAAAATTTATCTCCATATTTCTTGCACTTGAACTTTCCTCTTCGACGCTTCGCAGTTGGGGCTTTCATGTTGGCCGCCATCTGTTCCCGATACTTCTTGAGACTTATTTTGCCCATAGTTCTGGAACGGAATGAAGTCGGTTAGCATTAACGGGGATGTCCTTGAATGCCCATGCGAGGTCGTACTTCAATTCCATCTTTTGCCGGAGGGCCAGAAGGAGCGCACGGATTTGCGGCTGGGCCGCGCCGTCCAATCGCATACGGAAGATGTGCCTCCACTCGCGGAGGTTAGCAGTCACGCCAATCACCGTAGCCGTACAGTTCGGAAGCAATCCCCGCGCTTCTTCGGGAGGCAGTCCTCCTTGGACAAGTTCCACGTACTTCTCCGCAAGGTTCTGGCAGGTATTCTTAAACTCTTCAATGGTCTTCGGGTCAACCGTCTCGTCGCTAAAGAACTGCGGACGGACGAAGCAAATGATTCCCTTCCGGGAGTAGTTGACAAACCTCTGGCTCTCCATGCTGACGCTCATGTGACGATGACGGACAAGCTGATGTGTCACCGCTCTATCCGTCGAGAGGACTGCCGGGATGTTGATATGCTCGATGACACTTTCATGTCCGCGGTTAATGATACGGGAGAGAAACGCAATGGGGTCGCCCTTCGGTTCGCTTTTATAGCAGACACGGCCCATTATCTCTGCGGCCTCAACCTGTTTATCTATTACTGATTTAGTTAGCGGAAGTGTGACTTCCTGATTTATCCATAGAACGTTCATGAATGATATGTTTGGCTTTGTAGTTTGCGAGTTCAAGAGTGGGGAATGTCCATCCATACTGGCCCCACTCACTGGTGCTGGGGAGGTATTCATCTCCGGCTTTAACCTTGATGAAATCATTGTCCGCTTTGTGCTGACGGATGATGACAACCTCATAATTGTTTACCTTCCCGCTTCCTTTATGGGTTAGCTCATAGATGGCAACGCCAGCCTCACGGAAAATGAGGCGACAGGTGAAGGGGTTGCGTGTAAATTCGTTAGGAATTTTTTTCATTTGTAATTGAAGGGTTAATCATTTGCATAAATTCTTCTTCTGTAATTGAAGGAATCTTATGGAGCCTCGCAATCTTTTGCTTGTGCTCCCCCGGTTCCTTACCGACGACTAGGTAGTTGGTCTTCCTCGACACGTTCTCCTTGACCGTGCCTCCCATGTCCTGAACGAGCAGGTTATATACATGGCGAGGCTGGGACAGGGTTCCCGTGATGACGAAGTTTACTCCCCGCAACGCGGTGCTCTTGGGAACATTGCCCTCGGCATTGGGAATATCTCCTGTCATAACCATTGCCGTCATCTCGTTCCACGTTGGCACGGTCTCCATGTAATTCAGAATTGCCTCGGTCATCAGGGGGCCGAACTCCGCATGACGCTTGTTCCTTAAATCTTCGGGGAAGAGAGTGAGGAAAGAGTAGAGATTGGGGTAAGCATAGGAGAGACTTTCCGCACGGGTGCAACCGACATGGGGAATCTCCATCGCAGTAATCCATTGAGCAAGGGTTGCATGGTGCTTCCGTTCCTCCACGATTTCAAGGAATCCTCTGTACCCTTGGGTTCCGGGGATTCCGTTGATGAGATTGTCCATCGTGCCGGACATGAGAAGCAGGAACGGGTGGTGGAGGTAAGCAGTTTCTGCGGTCGGAGGCTCCACATCATTCTCCCCGGCGAGCAGTTTGTCTGCAATCATACGTGAGAATACAAGTCCCATACCATCAATGTCCAGTGCGTTCTTACCGCATGCGTATTCCAGCTTGGCCGCTACCTTATCCCTGCACAACGGATTGGTACAGAAGATGTTGAGGTCACTAGAGGATAACGTGGAGCCGCAACAGGGGCAGGTCAGAGGGACAACGGAAACCGTATTGCCACAGCCGCGAACCTTGCGGATGTACGGAATAATCTCCCCTGCCTTAATCACCTCCACGGTATCACCAATGTGGAAGGAGGCCGCATTAGCCACGTTGGAGAGGGTGGCACGGGAAACGTTGGTTCCACCAATCTTCACCGTATCGAAGACAGCAACCGGAGTTAATACCCCTGTCCTTCCTACTTGCCAAATGACATCGCGGAGGGTAGTTTCAACTCCCTGCGGGTTGAACTTAAAGGCTACAGCATCCTTCGGGTGATGGGCGGTAGCCTCTCCCGCCGCGGCAATAGCATTCTTCTGGTTCAACTTAAACACAATACCATCAGTGGGATAGGCATTGTCGTCGCGCAGGTACTTGGCCATGTCCCGGATGTATTCATCCGTCAGAGCTTCACCTTCTGGCCATTCATTGGGGAGGGTTACGAGGTCAAACATTTCCATCAGCCACCCATGCAGTTCCATGCGGGATTCAACACCCTCCGGGAAGGGACTTGCATCGAACGGGATGAAGGTAATGAGCCAGTCAGACCACTTGAGCTTATTGTTGCGGAGTTGACCAACGGCACAGGCGCGGAGGTTGGAGTACCCCATGCTTTCCACCTGCCCCTCGTTGCTCTTAGCCACAACCACTTCCCCACGGATAGCTCCCGTGTAATTGCCATAACTTGGCGGGGCCATGTAGAGAACCTTATCAAGGGGGATTACTTCCCCCTCGGTTCCGTTGCCACGGGTAACGGCCTTGACGAGCCGCCCCTTTTCAATGTACAGAACGAGGGTAAGGCCGTCATACTTCGGTTCAACCACGACGTCACGTCCGGCAATCCAGCCGCGAAGCTGGTCCATACCAATTCCGTCCTTGCCCTCATGAATCTTGGCGAGAGACAGGACGGGATTGGGATGCCGGAAGGTCTTGGCTCCCCGTTGTACGTCGTCCCCAAGACTATCGAGTTCCTTGGATTCCGGGGAACGGGAACGCAGTTCTTCAACCAGCGTATCGTAAACCGTGTCAGGGAGAAGGGTTTTCCCCTCTTTGTAGTAGGAGCTATTGAAGATAGCAATCACTTCTTCCAACTCCATCACGCTCATGTTTTTAGGATTACCTATCTCCATTGTCGTCTTCCTTTCTGACGGGTATAATACCTTCGCTAATGAGATTGTCAAGTTCTTTCTCTACTATCTTGTGACAATCTGAAGGCGGCATAAGTACAAACTCCAATAAGGTAACATACTCCATCCTCAAAGGGACTGTGTTATACTCGCTAGCTTTCTTCACTAAGTTCTTACAGATTGTCCGAATAATTTTCCGTACAAGTTTACGATATTTCTCCTGTTCACTAGTCATTTCCATTGCTTTATGCTTCGTGAGGCAGAATAATTTTACGGGCGTTGGCTTCCTTCTCGGCAAGCTCCGACTTATCTACGAAGGTAAGAGTAGACTGTTCCATCAGGTTCATGGAAATTACGTTGCTCGTCACGGAGAAGAGACGGAATGCGGAGATGCCTCCCTTCTCTTCATCAATGCGGTCCGGGTCGTTCTGACTGGCATACGCTACCAAGAGGTGAATGGCCATGAAGAGGACGAGTGCCTTAATCATGACGTGGGAATCTGTAAAGACATTGCACGCCTTGCCGGGGTTCTCAAGCTCCTGCATAAAGGCAATGTATTCCTTCACAGTGACGAGGTTCTCGGCGACTTCTGCCATGATGAACTGAACTCCTGCCAGCGGCGGGGGTTCAATATCAAAGATGTTGGCGGCGTAGTCCCCCAGTTCAAGAGCCTTCTCGGCAACCGCCTCCGCGGACGCGTCGATGGGCAGGTTGAAGGTAGGGACTGCATCCCACTCCCGTTGCAGTCTTTCCTTCAACATGATAGACTTCGGTTCGGTGAGAATGCGGGCTACCTCTTCCTGAATATTATCGAGGCTCAATTTGTTTGGTTTTGTGGTATTCATGTGGGGATAATAGTATCTGGGTTTTATTACTTGTCAAGCTTTTTCGGTTCGTTCCTATCAATGGCGTTCATGATGTTACAGAGATGAGTGATTTTGGTAGTTCCCTCCCACGAAGGGCAGAGGGAGAGGGGGTGGTTTTCAATAGTGTCCCAGAGAACTCCTTCAATGACGTGGAACCGAGGATGCAGGTCTATTGGTTTAATGAGAAGAAGGGAGGCAGGGGTTACTGCTTTGATAGTCCCTGTACATTTATCCTTAATACCGACAAGAACGGAATCCTTCTCGTCCTCCATTACAGTCCATTTACCTATATGTTCTCTACAAATTACCTCGTCCCCCTCCTTAAACTTCCGAAGAGGTGCAGGGTAGCATTTCCTTGCTTGGTCATGGCGGCAAAACCATTCCTTCGGTGGAAAAGAATTCAAGACTTTAATAGTGTAGGACCGACGGTTGACTTCGGTTACTTGTCCTACTTCTCTATTTTCAGTGACAACGTAGTCTCCAACTTTAATTACTTCGTCCATATTTCTTTCTGATATTTTGGGTTCTAACATATTCTTGATAGTAGTGGTTATAACTTTTTGGATTTCGTTCGTATTCTTTTTTCTGTTCCTCCATTATCTCCCGAGTTAAACGGGAAACCCGAAGGAGTGCAAGAAATTGTTGGGTTAAACTCTTAGATTGCATTGGAAGGAATCTTTGTGGAGCGAGAGGATTTCATCCTTAGATAGCGTGCTCATGTTAAGCACCATGTGGTCAGGCGTCATGGACAGAATCTCCGCACCCGGCTCCGTAGGAAATATACAACCCAATTTAACAGAGCAGGCAAGAGATGGACGAGCCTTAAACATAGCATCGTAAAGGGTTTTGCTATACCTAACGGCGTAAAAATTATGGTAGGAAAATAGGGTCGCATAATCATGGTTTTCTCCGCGCTTCACCTTATGGTAGTTGAGACGAATGATGCGCACCGTTCTATCCTCATAGGCATTCGGGTCGTAGAGTGTCCTAATCGCAAAGAAGATGCCTGACGTGAATACCTCCCCAATACCGAAGGATTCAATCTGGAATTTGGTCTGTTCAGATTGGAGAATATTATCCTCCGGGTTCCGGGGAATATAGAACTCTCCCTTGACATGGGCAGGAAGAACAATAGGGCTTCCAAGTTTTCCGGTACAACCATTATTATCCCGTGCCCAAGAATGAAGGAGCATGATTTGTTGAGCGAGTGCGATAGGTTTCATATCTGTTTTGTTTTTGTAGAGCGATTTATGGTTTCTAATTAGAAGATAGGTCGAGTGAATCCCATGTCTTCAAGGCAACGGGCGAGGCGATTTGCCTCCAACTGATGCCGCTTTAGGCGTCGGCGTATGATGTCAATGCCCCACTCTACCAGTAGCTGGAAGACAAACCAGCCCGTGATGATGATGCACCATGTAAGGTACGATACGAGAAGTTCACCAGTGGCAAGGAGATAACCTAAACAAACCAGTGCACTTACGAGGGCAACAATGTCCACTACCGAGTGCAGGTGCTCCACGAGGCTCCACAAGGCATGAAGCCTATCGGCTCGCCCGATGTGGTGGAGACAGTTCTTGCGGAGGATGACGACGTTAGATTCTTTTTCGGAGGTCATACTATAGAGCTATGTGAGGGTTCTAAGGGTTCAACGGAGTACGAGCTTCACGGTTTCCAGATTCAATTCATCGTGCCATTTGTTGCTCGTAAACTTCACCATGCAGGGGAGGAAGAAACGTTCTGCCAGCTTGCGAACCTTTATGGAGTTAAGTTTATTCATGGATTCCTTATCGGGTGTGAGGAATCGGAAGCGCATATAGGTGAGGCTACCGTCAACCATGAAGTCCACCGCCCCCGCTTCCTGCGCAATACGCAACCCCACTTCCTGCCAGTTCTGATTAACCACCGCAATAAAGTGCTTTGCCAGTTCTATAGCATCCCCTACAGTCAGAGCCGCCGTTTCCGCAAGTTTCCACACCGTGCCATTCCACTTCAACTTGTGGAGCCGGACAATGCACGCACCATTGTGTGTGCGTTCCAGTTCGATTGCGTAGGGCCGCATGTACGGCTTAACATATACCGTTCCTTCTCCATTCCATTCGGAAGGCCTGTCTATCCTATGGGATATTACACCTGCCTTAAAAGAAAAGATTGCAGGTTGAAGTTTATTGATTCGATTTGTGAGCTTGAGCCATTCCGTGCGGGAAAGTTCATCACGTTTCCTGCCCTTAATATCAATGTCAAATGCAGTCATAATTTTGTAGTGTTCTTTGTTGGTTCTAAGAGAAAAGATAATACTCTATCAGGTTTTTTACTTTAGTATGTATGATACTGTCCTTCAAGGATATTTGCATAGGCTTCAACGCGTTCGGTAGGTACGATATGAAAGCCGTTGCAACTTGCGAGCCGTTCCATATCCCGCATTTGCCGGGTAGTGGTTTGTGAATATTCTTTGGTCGTAACATACAGAACTTTACCTTGGCGGTCGACGGTGGCAACGTGCGTTTGATAGGAGAAAAGTCGGGTGCGCTTCCATGACATGGAGCGCAAACGCTCTCCGTATAATCCAGTCCGCAAGGGAGACTTGCCACTTTCTTTTCTGCCTTCAATGTATTCCTTGCCTAATTTTTCAATGTAGGTTCTCATGGTGTTTTATTGTTTGGTTAGAGTTATTTGAGGGTTCTAATAAATAGGGTAGCTGGGGCGGGGTTTAAGTCATGCCCTGTAGGAGGGAAGGGTAGAAACGGGGGTGTGGTTATAGTCGAAGCGATAGTATTGTACACCAGTCAGGTTTTTAAGGCCTTGCTTCAAGCTCTCCACTTGTTCTTCCACTTTAACGGCTTGTGTAAAATAGGCGCACACGTAGTCGGAATTGCAAATGCGGTAGTTTGAATCTTCAATTTCTTGAAGCTTGGTATCAAGGCGAACCATATCATTGAAGATTCCTTCAATGAATTTCTCCATGTCCCTCCCGGTGACAATCCGCTTCTGCCCCTGCGTCAGCTCATTGACGTCAAAGTTAAAGGAAATATTCACGGCATCATACATGCCGGGGAGGATATGATGAAACACCACTTGCGGCCATGAGTAGTGACTCCTATCTATATAGGCTCGGATTTTAATGTCCGCTTCAACGCTTTGTTCGATTGCGGCGGCCAGACAGTCATTCATCATCCGTTCTACTCGGACGTTATAGACCTTGCCTTCAAACTGGTGGAGGCGTTCGGCCACTAGTGCCAGCATGCGGTGAGTAATAAGGGCGGCCAGACCATAGGCGGCATTATCTCGGACAACCTGTTTCAGGTTATGCCCCATGTTGCGCACCGAGATGACATAGTCACCCACGAGGTTATTCTCCATGAGGTTATTCTCCATGAGGTCGTTACGTACCTTGTCTACGGCGGCATCGATAGCGGCATTTGCCCGTTCAGTAAGGGCGTTGATTGCGGCGGCACTGTTGAGGTTTGCGGATGTAGTATTCATTGTCTTATTCTTTCTATTAGTTTATTGTTGTTTGGTTTATTGTTGCGGGGTTTGTCCCCCGCTGGATGATTTTAGTTTAGCAGATTTTCTTATCTTGTCAAATACTTTTTATAGAGCGGCGTAGTTATTCAGCTTTAAACCCCGGAACCCCCGGAACCCGTTGCACCCGATATCCCCCGCATTCCGGGGGCGGGAATTATTCCTTTGTCTTTCTACTTTTTCTTTCTATTTGGTTAGAGTTATTTGACGGGTTCCGGGGGTTCCGGGGTTTAAATGTTCCACGTGGAACAAGCCGCAAGTGGTTTATATTCTTCCAGTTGCCAGCGTTTGGCCGTGCATCGTCCGAACCCAGAAATTAACGATATCACGGGGACGGGGGAATACATTGTGCCCGTTCATATCGGTGAAAGTATGCCCCATTTCTACCAAGCCAATCAGGTTGCGGATAGTACTACGCAGGGTTTGATTTCCTTTCAGGTACACCTTTACCCGGCTACCGTCTGTAAGCTTGAGTTCAAGGTAGCAGTTAGTCATCCGGCAACCCGGATTTATCCATGACAGGACGGCGCCCATGTAGCGGGGCAGGACATAGTATTTTACACAGGGGCAGGGGGAACCGAAAGCCGGAGTGGCAGAATGACGGGCAACCTTCTGGCCTTCAACGAGGTAGACAAGATAGTAGTCTTTTTCCCACTCTTTAATGTTTTCAATGTCATCAGGGGCGAGGCTTTCATCTTCCCCACACGCCAAGTAATTAAGGGCATAGGTGGGAATGTCATGGATAAGGGCATAGTCTGATACTTTAAGAACTTCCGGTTTAGTTGTAGTCTTCATAATATGTTTGCTTTCTATTGTTTTGTTGTTGTTCGGTTTTATAGAGCGGCGTAGTTATTCAATGGGAAGCGGGAATAATTGAGCATGGGAAGCTTTAGCTACTGGCTGGCAAAACCGTTGTTCCAGATACCGGTTAATTTCCGCCGGGTCGTAGGTACACCAAGCCCCTAACTCATTTTCATTCACCGCCTTCCACAGTCGGGCTATGTCAGAATCATCTATTGCGGGCAGGGCGTCCCACGGGTATATGTTAAGCAGGGCGGCAATGGGGCGTGCATGCGAGGATGACTTGGCGAAAAAGATAAGAGACAGAAGGCCGTCACCGTTTTCGTAGAATGCCCATGCCGGGATTTCGTTGTCTTTCAGTTCAATTTGAGTGTTCATGATATATGCTTTTTAGGTTTGAGGTTATGCGGGAGACAATCTCCCGCTTGCTGATTTTAGTTTATCGGATTTTATTATCTTGTCAAATACTTTTTTAGGGCGGTGTAACTTTTCAGGGGGAGAACTTAACGGTTATACATAATCCTTGCGCCCGCTTCTTCCAGTGCGAGACATAGAGGGTCGGAAATAAAGGCACGGCTGACTACCATTTCATGAGGGCGATAGTCCGCAATGTTGATTGCCCGCATTTCCCCTGATTCCCGGTTCCTGACAAGCAAGGTAAGCTTGCTTCCGGTTGCTTCCGCTAGTGCGGCGATTAGTCCTAGCTCTTCATCGTGGCGTGCGGACAACTGGAAAAGATAGGGGCGTGTTTCCCGGATATGGGCGGCTAAAATATCGATTGCCTTTTTCTTTTCGTCTTCATTCATTGTCTTATTTCTTTCTATTGTTTTATTGTTAATATGTTAGGGCGGTGTAATTATTCAGCTTTAACGGGTTTCATATTCATTGAATGATACGCAGATAAGATACATGTTGTGAATTAGAATGCCGGGTATCTTCTACCTGTTGGACGTTTTCAATGCCGAAAGGAAGCCATGCTATCTTTTCCGCTAGCGATAATCTTTCAAGGGTTAAATATGGAGATTCATTCACGGATGAAATTATCATAACGTCATAAGCACCAATCCGATAGATAGAAAACGTATCTTTCAGGTACATACTTCCCGGCTTGGCCGTCTTGTTCTGTAGTACTTCCGAAGCCGCCCACATGGCGGGGGAAAGGGTATACTCTTTTCGGTGCAAGGAATTAAAGCTTTCAATGGTGAGGTGAACTTTTCCGTTGCCTTCTACTTTTATTTCCTTTCTGATATGTAATTCTGATATGTCTTTCATGGCTTAGTTTTCTTTCTATTGTTTTATTTTATAGAGCGGCGTATCTTTTCAAGGTTCAATAAATCTCTTCCAGCTCTTCCCATTCACCCGGGCGGGTGAAGAAGGTTTTAAGTTCTGCGTACT